GAATGGTTCACTAATACGATGTTATCTCGTTTAGAAGAGGGCGGCAAAATCATTATCATTATGACTCGCTGGGCTTCCGACGATTTAGCTGGTCGTATTATTAATCACTTCAAAGACGATGCCGAAGTCGTATCACTTAAAGCACTTCAAGACGACGGTACGATGTTATGTGACGAAGTACTCTCCCGTGAGTCATACGAAGAGAAAAAGAAATTAATATCGCCCGATATATTCTATGCTAACTATCAACAAGAACCAATCGATTTAAAAGGACAACTATACTCGTCCTTAAAAACATACGACGTTCTACCTCAATTCGAGAAGATACAATCTTACACAGATACAGCCGATACGGGTACCGATTATCTATGTTCGATTATATACGGCATCTATCAAAAAGAAGCTTATATTCTCGACGTTATATACACAAACGAACCGATGGAGATAACAGAGCCCTTAGTTGCAAAACATTTGTTCGATTATAAAGTTAATGAAGCGTACATCGAATCGAACAACGGCGGCCGAGGATTCTCACGTCAAATATCCCATTATTTAACAGATATACATAATACTAATTACACAACAATCATACCGTTCCATCAATCAAAGAATAAACAATCACGAATACTATCTAATGCAACATGGGTAATGGAACATATATACTTCCCGATAAACTGGCACAACAAATTCCCAGAGTTTTATAAAGCCATTACATCGTATCAACGAGAAGGTAAAAACCTACATGACGATGCTCCCGATGCTTTAACAGGCGTCGCCGAAAAGATTAATACACAAACTCCTATATTCTCATTCGATTAACTAAAGGATATCCAATGAATACTACCGAACAATGGATCGACATCATACGTCGCAATACAGGTATCTCGGAACAGCAATTCGTACAAGCCGAATACGAGAAATTCCTGTTCTCTAAAAAACGACGTAAGATGCTTTTATCACGACAATATTATTTAGGCAATCAACAAGAACCTAAGCATCTCGTATATACAGCTAAAGACACGATGCAAGATGCGTCCGGTATCATACCTAATAATAAAATCATTAATAACTTATTCGACGATCTAGTCGATCAAAAGACTAATTATCTATTATCACAACAGATCGATACACAAACTAACGACGATATCGACGTAACCGAATACTTTAATCCAAGCTTCCAGAATCTATTAAAGGAATTAGGCAAGGATGTATACCAATGCTCGATCGGTTATCTACATCCGTTTATCGACGAACAAGGCACGCTTTCCTTTAAACGCTTTAAACCAGAAAACGTTATACCGTTCTGGCACGACGAAGCACATAAACAACTCGATGCCTTTATTCATTTTTACGACGTCGAGATATACCAAAGCCCTTCTATTACGACGACCGAAACACACGTCGAATATTATCTACCGGAAGGCGTACATTATTATATTTACTCTAACGGTCAATTAGCTCCCGATACGTCCAAATTAAATACGGCGTATATCCATAAGAACGATATCTCTTACAACTGGACGTCCGTACCGTTAATCTGGTTTAAGCCTAACTCAGACGAGACATTCTTACTCGATCGTATTAAGACACTTCAAGATGCTCTCAATCAAATGATATCTAACTTTGCTAACGTGATGTCTCAAGACGTACATAATACGATCTTAGTACTTAAAGGATACGACGGCACTAATCTCGAAGAATTCCGACATAACTTAGCTAAACACGGCGTCATTAAAATATCCTCGACTCCGGAAGTACAAGGCGACGTCGAAGCATTAAACGTTAATGTCGATGCGACAAACTATACGACAATTATTAAAGAGCTAGAACGTGCGATCATTACGAATGGACGAGGCTTCGATGCTAAGGATGATCGTATGGCGAATAATCCAAACCAAATGAATATTAATTCGATGTACTCAGATATCGACCTCGACGCTAACGATCTCGAAGCGGAATTCCAAGCGTCGCTACATCATTTAGTGGACTTTATTAATGCCTATCGCTCCCTTAACAGTCTTCCGATTATCTCTTCTATTAACTTTATCTTTAATAGAGACTTACCGGTTAACCAACAAGATACGATTAATGCTATTAAAGATTCTGTCGGTATTCTATCTGAAAGAACTCTCGTAGCTAATCATCCGTTTACACTTAACGTCGACGAAGAACTCGAACAAATTAAAAAAGAACGACAAGAAACCTTAAATCAAGATTATACATACGAAGGTAACTAATCATGTATTGGGAAGATCGTTTTCTAAGCGATAAAGAACAAAGTATCCTCGATGCACAACAACAGTTTAATGAACTATCATCGATTACTGAATATGCGCTCGAGAAACAACTATCACAAATACAGTCGTTCTACCAGAAATATGCTAACAATAACGGCATAACACTACAAGAAGCCAAGAAACAATTAACGGCAAGAGAACTTAAAGCATTTAAGCTGACACTTAAGCAATATATCAAGCTGGCACAACAGAAGAACTTATCTCCTAAGCAGATTAAGCTCCTCGAGAACGCATCCATACGCTCACGCCTCTCACGCATTGAAGCGTTATGGATACATACACAACAATTTGCCGAAGAGATGGCCGCCGATACTAATACCCATTTAACAGATTTCCTACTTAAGCAATACCAATCAAGTTATTATAAAGCAGCCTATACTACACAATCACTCTTAGGTAAGTATCAAACATTCAGACAAGTACCTAAGAAACAGATATTAGCCACTATACAACAACCATGGAACGAACAAAACTTCTCCGATCGTATATGGCAACAAAAAGACGTTCTTATTAATAAGCTACGTCAAGAGATAACACGTTCCTTTATATCACAAGAATCATCGGAACGCACGACAGAACGTATATCACATACATTTAATACACAAATCTCTAACGTACGACGCTTAGTCGAAACGGAAACGGCATACGTTCAAGAATTAGCTCTACACGATTCCTTTAAGGAGTTAAACGTAAAAGAATACCAGATCTTAGCGACGCTCGATAAGCATACGTCCTCGATATGTCGTCACCTCGATAAACATGTCGTACCGTTATCCGATTATAAACCCGGTATAACGGCACCGCCATTTCATCCGTATTGTCGTTCGACGATGATACCGAACGTACCGCTTAACTCACGAGCATCCAGACCAGATCAAAAGACAAAGTACATACCCGATATGACTTATGAAGAGTGGAAGTCCGATTATTTAACCTAGTCGGCGCCACTCTTATTATATTGTCTTTTTAAATTTTGTAGACGATAAAGAACAAAATAAACTAATTAATTCAATGTGAGATGTGACTCACGATAATCAAACGAAATGTATTAATTTAAGGAGTTTCCCTCAATGACTAAAGAACAACTATTAGCACTCAACCTTTCCGAAGAACAATGCGCAACTATTCTTGAAGATTATGGTAAAAACTACGTATCTAAAGCTCAATTTAACGAGAAGAACGATGCATACAAGAGCGCTAAAAAAGAAATTGAAAACCTAACAAACGATATTAACACGTTATCTAAAGCTAACGAAGCGAACGAAGCATTACAATCTCAAATCAAAGAACTTCAAGACGCCGCAGCTAAAAGAGAAGCCGATTACGTCGAAAATATTAAGAACATGAAAATCGACACAGCCATCGCTAAAGAAGTACTGCAAGCCGGCGCTATGAATCAATCCATCTTAACAGGCTTATTAGATCGCTCTAAGATTACTTACGATAACGATACTATCACTGGTATTCAAGAACAAATTCAATCTTTAAAAGAATCTGATCCATATTTATTTAAACAAGATTCTATTAAAGGAGTTACACCAGGGGAACCTACACCTAAAACCGATAACGGTTTAACTAAAGAACAATTCAAAAAATTATCTTATCTCGATCGCGTTAAGTTACAAGAATCCGATCCCGATTTGTACGAAGAATTATCTCACTAATTAATTATAAGGAGACCATCTAACAATGGCAAACGAAACGAAATTAGCAAATATTATTAACCCTCAAGTTATGCAAGATATGGTATCTGCTGGCTTACCTAAAGCTTTGAAATTTACACAATTCGCAGCTGTTAACGAAGAACTTAAAGGCGTTCCTGGCGACACTGTAACAATTCCGGCATGGGCTTATATCGGTGCAGCCGAAGACGTAGCAGAAGGCGCTGAAGTAACGACTGCTACTATGTCCGCTTCTACTAAAACTGTTCAAATTAAAACAGCCGGTAAAGCTATCACATTGACAGATAAAGCAGTTAACTCTGGTCTAGGCGATCCTGTCGGCCAAGCTACTTATCAATTATCCTTGTCTATGGCCGATAAAATCGATAACGATGTATTAGCAGCTTTGGGTACTACTACTTTGGCAGCTACTTCTACTAAAGTTATTTCCTATGAAGGTGTTGTAGCAGCTGTCGATAAATTGAACGAAGAAGGCAACACAGACAAAGTATTGTTCGTAGCTCCTAGCCAAGTAACAACTTTACGTTTGGACCCTAACTTCATCGATCGCAATAAATATAATGCCGACGTAATGATGAACGGTGAAATTGGTATGATCGCTGGCTGTCGTGTCGTTGCATCTCGTCGTATCGATGACTCTAAAGCTACTATCGATAACTTCATCGTATGCTTGACTCCAGAAGTCGAAGACGGTACTCCAGCTCTTCCAGCTGTTACTATCTATACTAAAGCAGAAGCTAACCTCGAAACTGAACGTCATGCTAAAGCATTGTCTACTGA